CTATTTGATTATTTGCTAAGTAATCAAACGCGGTTAGGTTGTACTCTGTTGACTGCACATTGCTTACCGCTGTGAACTTAGGAACCGATAATGCAATTGGCGTTAGTTCATAGCTGTTAGACATTGCAGCCACCACCTTACCTGATTGCACCTTGAACCAAAATCCCAAACGCGCATCGGTTGTGATGCCGTCCTGAATCTTGATGTATCCAACGTATTCACCATCTGCATACGCAGATACGCTGAACGTATAAGGTTGGCCAACATAGGCTGTTACATCGGTTGCAAATACGCCATTGCCCTTATCAAGAAAATAATAAAAGATAGGAGCTATATTGCCCACATCAATCATTTCACCTTCAAACTCGATTGTAATCTCATCGCCTGAATACGTTACATCAATGCTTGTAACCGCTGAGTAAAACAACAACTGAGGCAATGACGGCACAACCCATGATTGAAGCGTACACATATTTGGCAATACAGATAACTCAAGGTCTTTAATCCAAATGCCATCCACAACATCGGGCAGGATATACGCTATCTTGCCCCCGCCTGATTCTTCACCCATGTGCAAGTCATCAACTTTTACATGAGGAACGCCCCTGCTATGATACTTCCTGAAGTAATTACTTGATTCAACAACGGCCATAAATTCCGCGTAAATCGGGTAAAGAATAGGTAAGTAGTTTTGCGTGTAACGATCCTCGCTATACATTGAGTTCTCACTTTCGGTGCATATCAAGAATGTAAGCGATACATCAAGCGAATCCTTACCGCTTACTTTTCTTTCATCAAATGAATAAATCAATGCTATAAGCGGGTATTTAACCTCCTTATTGCCTTCTGATTTATCTTTCGATGCAAGACGTTGGCGGATGTGATTATAAGAGCCATATAAGAACTGAACATCACGCCCTAATTCAGTGCGAAGATTTGCGCTGACATCCGATACTATCTTTTCAAATAGTGATGGAATAGAAACAGGTAATTGTTCGTATGTATGTGCCATTATATACCGATGTAGTTTTGTTTGATAAAGAACCTTTCGGGCTGATTGCCTGTAAATCCTGCGTAATCGGGATAGTCCGCTTTGTTTTGATAAATAAAATCGTCAAGAATTCTATTTAGCTCCACCATGCGATTCCATGCCCTTACAGATGTCTTTACGATGCTTACGGGTGTCGCATTTTCAGGGAGTTGGCGTATAACACCAACCCCTGAGTTATGCGATTTTAATCCTGTTAGAATCTTCGTAAAAACATAGTTAGCAATTGGGCTTTCTTTTTCCGTATTAGCTAACCCGCGCCACTTATTCAACAACCCATTTGAGTCTGTGAATTCAGCACCCTTCCAGATGTCATACCAAATGCCAGACGTAGGGTTTGACGCAATGGCAGCGGTTAAGTCCTTTGCCATTTTATACCCTAAGAAGTCAACAAGGTAGTTATCTTCATGGATTGCCGTCATCTCGATATAATACTGCCCCTCAGACTTTGAATCGTCTGTGTTTGGCAGTATGTTATCACCAACAAAATATGAGTTATCGATTATCGTAGCCATACGGATTTACTTTTTTACATGACCTTTTGCAATCAAGGTTTCAGCAGTTTCAGCGTTCAAAGTGTATTTTTTACCCTCTTTGTATTTATCCTTTTTGCCTGTTCCTGTTACGGTGACAAAGCCTTTAGGCGCTTGTACTGCCTCTTCCTTTTTTGCAGGTTCTTGTGTGTGAGTTGCTTTCGCCATACTATTTAAAATTAAGGTGTTTCAAGTGCTGCAATAGCGTTAGTGATGTTTGAAGCGTAAACAATAGCTGATTTGTCGTTCTCTTTCACATAGTGAACTGCACGCATCTCACCTAAGATGGTAACTTGGTTTTTAGTGAAGTTATCGCTGTTCAAACCGACGCTGATATTGAACTCTTCACGAATACCCAATGTACATTTAGATGGGTCAAGGATGTAGGCTTCATTAGCAGTTACGCCGTTGTTTTCTACAACCAACAGACCAGCAGAGGTCATCAACCCGCCCGGAACATCCGTAGCATAACGACCGTTTTTGTCTTTCACCATGCGAAGCAAAGCAACGTCATTCGGGTTCATCAATGCAACCGTTGCGTTATAGTTTGATTTAGCAACCTGAGCCTTTGCAGTCACAAGGAAGTCAAAGATATTTGCGTTCTCAATCAAATCAGTGAACCCGGTTGTTGCATAAGCAGTTGCGTATGTTTCAATTCCTTTCAAGTTAGGGCTTGTACCGCTACCTGTTAAGATTTGAGAATCCAATTCTAATTCAACCAATTCGCGTAATTCTTCATTGATGATTGACTGCAAATATGGCAAATCAGCAAGGGCCTGCTTAGTTACGGTTACATAAGAAGCAACGGTCTCAACAGGTAATTTGCGCTCCACCAAATTGAAATCGGATTGTGACTTCGCATTTCCTTCGGTCTGCATACCTGCACCGCCCTCTGGAGTTGCTTTGTCAAACCAACTGATATATTGGTCTGCAATCGGACGGGTACGGATTAATTGACGTAAGAACGGCGCACGGCGTGCAAATTGGCCCACGTTCGGGTCCCATGAAGAAATCCCTACAAAGCCGCCTGAGTAGTTAGATGAACTCATGTTGGCCACGTCCTTATTTACGATTGACATTTCAACCGATTGACCCGGCTTCCAATTCTTCAACTGCTCGATGTGCTGACCTAATTGTTTGCTTACTTGGTCTACAAATGTTGGTTCTTTGTAGTCACGTTGTTTCATGGCCTGCAATTCTTCGATTGCAATACCTTGAGCCTTCAATGTGTCTGTTAAAGAGTCCTGAACGGCTTTAGTTTCCGTTTTGATTGATTCGTTTAATGCTTCCACCTTTGAAGCAAATTCCTGATTGTTTATCATACCGTTCAATTTGTCGGTGACAAACTTTTGCGCCTGACCTGTGATTTCTGAAATCAGGGCTTTTTCTTGTTCGTTAAATTCCATTGTTAGTGATTTTTAATAGTTAAAAAAATTGTGCTTCACGAGCTTTGAATAGTCCACCTGATTGGCAGTTGCCGGATCGGGGTTGTCTGAATTGTCATCGACGGATTCAGGATATGTTATCGGGGTTGCATCGTTACTCCCAAAAGGAACCATACTACCCTCTTTAATTATTTTTGCTTCTTCTATGCCCCACAAATACCCCGCTTCATCAACGGCTTCTTTGTTTACGATTTCGGGGTAAACAGAGTCAAAGTATAGTTTATTTTCAGCGTATTCCTTATCGTTTGAATTGATGCCTAAACGAAGTTTAACGTATTGCATACGGACGCTGTTTTGTATCGGGCGTTTTTGTTCAATGATTTCCTTTGCGATTGGGTTTACTATCTTATCCATTTCAATCTCATAAACCAGCGCCTCAGTTGTTCCGGCATAATTCTTACCTAAGAACGCCCATGATACCACCTTAACCATCGGCTTCACATCCGAAGGCCATGCGATTATACTTGTGGTTTTAAGTTCATGGTCCATGACGTAGAACAACTTTCCATCCTGCTCATTGACTGACTTAGACCAGATGCCGGGCCTGTGGACGTCACCATGTGAATCATAATAATTGATGGTATTGATTACGGGATAAACCGCAGTTGATTTCATCGGAAACGGCTGCCCCTTTTGGCTTACTGCATCCTTCATCAATTCAAACGGCGCAAACTGACCTTTACTCTTCGATTCGTATATTGCAGCCTTCTTTATCGCTATCAACTTCGATTCGTTGGCCTTCAATTCCTTGAATAGTTCCGCCTTGTTTGTGAAGGTTTTGTTCAGTTCCGGTATAAATATTTTCATCTTCCTTTAGTATTTCTTTTTCAAGTTTAGCTCTCTTCAGGCGTATCACCCTCTCCGCTTCCTGTTTCGTTAGTATTTTCATAAATTTCGCTCATTTGATACTTGTATCGGTTGCCGTCTGTGATAGGCTTCTGCCCTATCATTTCCAACATCTGATTGAATGTGATTGCATTTAGATTAAACTGCATTTCAGCGGCTTCAGTGATAGCTTTCATCCCCTTCCCTTTCTCCTCATTGCTTTCTTGCATGACTTCTAAATGGTCATAGGTTTTTTTAATCAGAACCTTCGATACATCCACTTTAAGCAACTCCATTAATTGCATACAATACGATTCTGCCATAGGCATAACCGTATCTTGATACAATGATTTCCATGCGGTGTTT